CAGCGCCTTGGCTGGCAGCCTGCTGCAGGCCGGCTTGGAACTCTTGGTTGGTGACGTAATCCACGTTGTTGATTCGTTCGACGTTGTAGCGGACATCAATGGCAGCTGGTGCCATTGTCGCCATGCCGCCGCCGGATGGCTCGTCGCCGCCGGAAAGAACAGCGTTGCCGCGTGCTCCAGCCGCATAACGATTCATCGCCGACTTCATCTTGCTGGCCGGAATCACATACTCCGACTCGCCGCCCTCGCCGATAAGTGCGCGGGTAGGCCCGGTCACAAACCCACCTTCAGCAAATGCGGGACCGTAGTACTCTTTTCCGTTAGGTGCAATAGGCCCAGATGTAGCTGAACGTCCGGTAATAAACCCTAGCGCTTGCTCAAGAATAAAAATTTCAATTAATTTACCGATAATTTTACTTGCGGTGTCTAAGAAATAGTCACCAACATTTTTAAAGAATTGTGCAAGTGCTTCCTGTGCAGTTTGTGTGCCGGATATAAGATCTTTGAAGGATTGTTGGAAAGCATTACCAACTGCATCTGCCGCTCCTTTCACTTGATTTGTTGTGTCTATAAGTTCTGTCAAATCTTTTCTGGCTTCTATTACGGCACCCTTAATCCGTTCTCGCGGAGATTCTTCTTTATCAATAGCTGCAGCGCCAGTAATTACTCGACCTTCAATAGCTGCTCTACGCTCTTTAAACTTTTTAATCTGAGCTTCCAGCGCTTCACTAGTTCCTTCTATAGCCCGACGCTTCTCCAGCTCTGCAATGACAGCTTCATTCTGGAGTATTGCGGCTTCTCTTAACTGCTCCAGTTCAATAATGCGCTCTGCCACTGCACCTCTTATACCTTTTTTAATAAGCTCGGCGTAGCGTGTACGTGTTGCTTCGTTTTTGGCCAGTTCTTCGTTTAAAGCTACAAGAGGAGCATCTATTTTTTCTGCAATGTTTTCCAGTTTTCTGGTGAATTCAGCTTCATTTTTCAGCGCGAACAGATCGTTTAGTGCCAGCTGTGCTGCGTTTGTCCGCTCTTGCGTAAGTTTTAGTTGGTCATTAACTGTGTTTAATCCCGCAAAAGAGACACCTTGTAGGGCCGGACCACCTCCTCCGGTAAGGGCAGCTGGCGGTCGAGCTTGTTGTAAGCCTGTGCGTGACTCTTTAAGTAATACAAGTGCTTTACTGACCTCTACAAATAGAGGAGTGCTACCAGCTATTTTAGTGAATTCTTTTAGTAAATTTAACTCCTGCTCAATAGTTTCAAGCCGCAGCAAGCTTAGTTGCTTTTCAATTTCAAAGCGGCGGGTGTCTTGCTGTGCGTTTTTCTTGCGAACCTCGTCGTTTAGATCGGCAATACGTTTTGCTGTGTCGATATTTAACTTATTTACTTCGCGGCTAATATCTGCTTGGAACTTAGCCGCTTCCAAGTCAGTTCTTAGCGCGTCTAACGCTGCATCTCGCTTAAGCTTTGCGGTCTGCTCTGCAAGCGAAAGTTCTTTTTCTGCAAATGTACCAGCTGCTTCTGCTGCTTCCCGAGCAACGTTTCGAGCTGCGGTTGGTAAGCCACGACCTGCGTTGCCTTGGGCTTGCAGATTAGCTAGTGATAAGCCCTCTTGTCGAATGCGGGCTTGTACTTCTAAAAGTTCGTTTTCTTTTTTAATAGCTGTAATACGTTTTTTCTCTACTTCATCGTCTACTCTTCTGCGTATGGCTGCGATCGCATTTTCGTAGTTCTCGATAAGTTCGTAACGACGCTTGTCAAACCGCAGCTGCTCTTCTGCTGCTTCTGTAAATTTTTTAGTTATATCTAAAATTTCTAACTGTCTTTGCAAAATGTTTACAGTTTCTTGTCTAAGCTGTTTGCGATTAAACTTGACTTCAGCATCTACTCTAAGTGCCCCATATTTATCTAGTATTTCTTGAACTTTTTCTGGAAACTTACGTGCAGCTAGCTCAATCTCAAGAACGTTAAGACCGTTCTTTTGTGCGCCAAAGCGTGCTGAACCTGGACCCCCTAGTGCTAGTAGCTCTTTATTTAGCTTTGCTCTCTCTTGAGGGGATAAGTCGGAGCGTAAGGCAGCGACACGATTTGCTACAGCTTTAGGCGACAAAAGATCGTTAAGAGCTTTTGCTAGATCTGTGAGTGGACCAGCCACAACTGCTTGTATCTGAGCCCCAAGTTCTGCCCATACTCGATTAAGTTTGTCTGCTTCTGAGCCTAATTCTTTAAGCCTTTCAACGCCATTTACACCGATAGTTTTGTATAGTTCTTTTTGGGCCACGGCGTTTGCAGTGGCAGCAAAACCTGCCTCTTCCAAGGCGGTAAGATTTTTTTCGAGTTCGCGGTTAGCGATAAGTGCTCTTTCTTTAAGCGTGTCAAACGTTGAAGCGTTATCTAGTAGCGCACCTCCCAGCTCAGTTGTTTTTTGAATGAGCGTGTCAATGGCTGCACCTGCAGCTGTACCAACCAAGGAAAGGCCAAAGCCGAACTGACCTCCGGCTAAGCCGCCAGCTGCTCCACCTAGACCGCCGCCTAATGCTGCGCCGGGGCCTTGACCAAACAAAAGTGGAAATGCGCCACCAATAACTGCATTACTTATTGCTTCTTTTCGTCTTTTTTCCCTTGCTTTAAGTGCAGCTGGGGACCCTGGTAGATCTTCAGTACCGCCAATGGGACTAAAGCGACCGGCGAGTAAAGCAGACTGTTTACTGATTTGTAGTTCGCGCTCTGCAAGACGTACAGACTGTTCTCTATTATCAATTTCATCCTGTATTAATTTATTTTGCCTATTTCTTGCAGCATTTGATTCCCCTAAAGCTGTAACGTATTGCCGAACTGCGTCACGTTCTGCAATAGTACCTGCGTTTACAGCGTTTAAATTACGTGCAGCTTCCTGAAGATTTCTGTTGTAGTTATCTACGCTTTGAGCGGCGCCACCAAGATTGTTATTTACTGCGGTAATGCCTTTAGATAAAAGGTCTACCTCTCTGCGAAAAGCTTGTAGATCCCGTAGACCCTTTACGCCAATCTCAATATCAGCTCTGTAACCGGCCACGGTTTTCTAGCTACTGTCTGTGCTTCAGTTTAAGGCGTAAAAAAGCCGCCGGGTTAGCGGCGGCGTTTGGCCTTTTCCATCGCCTTCTCTTGGTCCTCGTTCAGGATCTGGAAGTAGGCGCTCCAGCCGATCAGCTCTTCGGCGGTCATCTTGGTGCGAACTTCGCTAAGGGTTAGCCCCAGCTCTTTGGCGACCCCGAATTGGAGTAAAAGCCAGTTGTCCTTGCGAAGCTGCGCACTCAGGATTTTGGGTCGATCGGCTCTTGATCGTCTGTAAGCACTGCCAGCATGAGATTCTGCAGGTCTTTGTCTCGAACTTCGTTTTTCAGAACGTCGATTTCACCGGGCTTGAAAAGCTTGTTACCCAATTCGTCTGTTGCTTTTTCGATAAGTAGCTGTAGTGCAAAGGCGTTCGCGTCGTCAGATTTTGCGTTCTTTTGGGCGCGTTCGCGTTGGCCTGCAGTAAGGGGGCTAGACCAAAACTCAAAAATGGTGCCGTCAGAAAGCAGCACTTGCTTTTTTGTTGGTTCCAGATTGGCTGCCTTGCACAGCCGATCAATCGGACGCATTGGAGTGGAGGCGGGCATTTAGTCCTGATGTTCTGGTTCTAATGTAGCGCATTAGAAATAAAAAGCCCCGGTCGAAACCGGGGCGGGTGTACTTACGTCAGCAATGTATCAGCTGGTGGCGAAGTCGAAGGTGGGGGTGCCGGCGGGACGGAAGTTGACCGTCACGGATTGGGCGTCGTCGGGGTTGACGTTCATGCTGGCCGACGTGATCACAGCATCGAATGCGATCGAGCGGCTCAGGGTGTCATCCAGGGTGCCGCCGCTGAACACGCGATCGGTGTACAGCTTGAAGGCAGCACCAGTCTGTTGACGCTGGAGCACGTCTTCAATCAGACGGTTGGACAGCGACAGCTCCTCGTTGGTCATGTAAGCAGTGGCGGTGCCGCTGCCGTCACCAAAACCGGAGATGTAGCTACGGAAAGGGACGTACTGACCAGGGGTTTGACCGATGGTTGTTACGTCGATTTCGGCCCGGCTGATCTCGAAGCTCCAGTCGCGGACTTGGCCGACAACGGCGAAGTCGGCGTAGGCAACTTGGAATTCGTTGGGGGCAGCGGCGGTGCCGTCGTCAGTGATGGTGATGGTCGAACCACCAGCGCTGGCGGAAACTTGCAGCACGCCGGTTGCAGGTGCGTAGGCAATCACGTAATAGGTGGTGCCTGCGGTAATGCCTGCGGGGAGGGTGCCAGTGCCGGAGCCGCCGGTCTGGCTGTTGATCACGCTGAACTTGACGG